TATCCCGACAGATTGGGCAGCAGTGTCAATCCAATTACCTTGACTTACTGCTTCAAGAATTGATTTGTAAACAACGGGTGTTAACTTGGTTCTTTTATTTACAGTATCGGGATACTCTGCTACCTGAACCATTACTTCTTAGCCTTCGTTGCTTCCTTCTCGATGTTCTGAGTTACCTCAGTTCGCCTTCTCGATTCAGCAGCAATAAGTATCTGCTGCTTGAACTCAGGATTCAAGGCTATCACTACGTCTACGTCCTGCATTGTTATCGTTATGTTGTTCTCTGTGGTCATGTTAGTCCTATGGTTTAGTGAACTTGTCTTTCGTAGCCTTAACTGCCTTATACCAACTGCCTGTCTCGTCTAGGTTACCATCTGTTATATCGTGGAACAGCATGTCTAACTGGTCGGGGATGCTTGGGTAGCTGCCGTCAACCATCGAGTCAGTCCTGAAGCTGGCGTAGTCTGCTGACTGCCCGCCGCTTGCTATGATTTCGTTACGAGCATCTGTTGCAGCACTATTCGTTGCCCACCTGTCAATCGTTGCTTCGTACTCAGATGGACTTAGTGTTTCCCTGACACCATTCACGTTCCTTGTCAGCGACGAGTGCTTTGCTTTTAGAGCCGTAATATGTTCTGCTTTAGTTGCCATAAATATCTCCTTTATGATACTCCGTACAGAGTAAAAGTCCCCGTGTATATATTGTCTGAGCTGGCAGCGAACCGCACCCTTGTCAGCGCAGTTGTTGTATTAACATATCCTGCCGTGTGCGTGGTGATGTTATATCTTGTGCCAGAACTGTCATATATACAATTAACCGAGGCTGTAAAATGTTTTATATAAGCAGAACTGGAAGGGGCATATAGCCTCAACTCCCCGCTATTTGTCAGCGAAGGAATGGTATTCGACTCGCCTCCATACGTAAGTATCTGCAAAGCGGTATCTCCCTCTGCCTGATCGTGACCACCGGCATATACAACCTGCGCCCAACCTCCGGTATCACTAGTACCCGCATAAAAAGAAGTAGAGGTAATTGTCTGGTTGTAACTGGTATTTGTTCCTGTATCCACCTGAAAACATATTTGTTGGGAGTCAGTCTCAGGTTTGTAATTAACTATCGTGAACAGGTACTCGTCGTAAGTTCCGTCGATTCCAGAGGTGAAATCAATCGAGGGATCATCGTCTGCGGTTTGTGAACTGAGAAATGTGTATCCCATTACGACACCCCGAACATCTTGATAACGCCAGCGGTTAGGTTGCCGCTATCAGAGGTAAATTCAATCTTATCAATAGCTGTTGTTGTGTTAATGTAGCCAGCGGAGACAGAGTGTGCTGCGTAAAATGCCTCAGCACCCGCATCTCCCCGACACACCGTTTCAGCCGTGAAATGCTTGATGTATGTACCGCTTGACGGTGCGTATAACGTCAACTTGCCACTAACAGAAGATTCTGCTTCCGTAAAATCTGGGTTCATAGACAGTTTTTGAGGAACAGTATCAGCGGGTACTTGATCGTTATATGTGTAATAAGCTAGAACAGCACCACTATCGTCTTCATAGTGATAGGCACGGAAAAAAGTCGATGTAATCGGTTGATCGTAGGATGTACTTCCGTCTACATCTACCTGAAAGCAGAACTCCTCTCTATCAGTATCACCACGCATATTTATAAAGTGGAACTCGTATACGTCATAGGTATTATCCATGACTACATCATCAGTTCCGTCTACAAAATCAAGTTCGCTATCATCGTCTGCTGTTAAAGTTTTAATAAGTGTCTTAGCCATTATGAAGTCGCCAATCCGTACAGGCTAATTGTTCCTGTAAATGTGCCACCGCCAAGTGCCTTGAACTGAATAGCAGTAATAGCTTCGGTTGTGTCCATGTAGCCAGCAACATAATGGCTAAAGATAGCATCATTAACATTCGCGCCTTCGGAACTTGAAGCCGACATGAAGTGCTTTACATAAGTAACTGATGAATGACCGTAAATCGTAAAGTTACCCGACGTTGATGAATCAGCATTATACCCTGTATATGCTCCAAGCCAGTTGTACGCCGTTCCTTCCGCTTGCCCGCCTCCCGAGTAATAAGAAACGGACGCAGAAGTGTCATCTTCTTTATGATACCCCCTGAAAGACGTACTAGTTATTGGAACATTGTACGCATAGCTTGCCGTTGTAGCTTGGAAACTCAGAGTGTCAGTTCCTCCGTCCGTTGAGTCAAAGTTAATCCAGTCAAACAGCAGTACGTCATAACTGCCCAGACTGGAGAACGTGACAGACGTACCGCCACCTGCATCTTGGCTGTCGATCAGCGTATGAGCGTCGGTTACGCCAGTGAACTCAAGCGTGTTTAGCTTCTCGATATTGTCATCGGTCAGAGTGTTGACCTTCTCAATATCAGCAATGGCAATCGTGTTTACTTTTTCAATCGCATTAGCCATTACGCGTGCTCAATTACATCTATGCTTGGCATTACCAAGACACAATCATCTGAAACTGCAATACCTATTCGCTGGACGTAATCTCCGTCTGTGCTTGGCGCAGTTGGCGTAAGTGCCCCCGCTGATTCGCCTACATATACTGGATCGCCAGCAGTAAAGGCTTCTGCATCCATTCTCCAGATGCCATGTGTCAGGACATATACATCATCACCGTCACTGGCTCCAGCGTTGGTTGCGATACCAATTGCAGGGTCGGTAACACTACCGACTTGAGCGTTTGCCTGTGCCACCTTACCACTACCATTTATATAAACAGCATCTCCAGCACTTACACTACCTGCGCTATCAAATCCAATGACAACTCCATAGCCCGTTGTATTGCTAGCAGGTTCAGCGGTAGCCATTCTTGAACCGCCAACCTTTATATATTTAGCATCCGCCACCGCTACGTCACCCGCAGGACTCAAGTTACCTGTTGATACTGCCCCCGTAGTGTCGAATGTGCTTGAACCAATGTCGATATTCCCAAAGCCAGAACTTATAGCACCCGCAGCCAAAGTACCTACCGCATCAATACTGGCTTCAATGGCTGCTGCAACTTCCGATGCGCTTTTACCCACAACTGACGTGCCATCTATTTGTAGGAAGTCTGTGTCAACAACTCCTGCACCAAACTGTGCTACATCGTACTGGGAAATACCTTGAGCAACAGATAGTTCTGTGCTTTGTATCTCAAGCCCACCGTTTGATACCAAGTCAGTAGAAAATTCTCCACCGCCTGATACATCAAGACCATCACCAGCAGTGTAAGTCGTATCAGTTATTGCAATATCCGAGCCATTTATCGCAAACGTCTTGCCCGAAGCAATGTCGATACCGCCATCGTCTATTGTGACAATATCTGTACCGTCAACATCAAAGATGTACTTACCTCTGTTAGCTGTACTGGATGCTTCGACTGTGGAAAATTTCACATACTCCAGCAACTGCCCACCGGAAACATAACTGGTTGTTATCAATAGGCGCTCAGCAGAACTAGAGCCTATGCTAATAGTAGGATTACCGTCGTTGACAGCGTTATACATCGTAACGTCGCCAGCTACAATATCTGTAGTTGCTCCAGCAGCACCAAGCGAAGTAAGTGCCGCGAGGGTTGTTATGTTCCCTTGCGATGCCCCTGTAACAGTTGCTGCCGTACCGCTTGCGTTACCTGTGAGATTACCTGTGACGTTGCCTTCCAGAGTTGCGACTAATGTTCCTACTGCATAACCAGCCCCACCAGTATTAACTGTTGTAGTTGGGGCAACCTGTAAGTCTTGAAAAAGTTTCCACTTCTCATCAGTTGCATCTCTAAATAACCCGCTATATTCATCTTGCGAACCTGATGTGTCGTATAGCCCGTAGATACCAATATCTAACGCATCGGCAGAATCGTTACCTGTAGCTAAAGCGATCAAGGGGTCTTCTACAGCTAGTGTTGCTGTATTAACAGTTATCGTATCTCCGCTAACAGTAAGGTCGCCAGCTACAGTCAGGTCATTACCAACAGATACGTCTGTGCCAACGTACAACTTCTTGGCGATACTCGCGCCACCTTCAGTACGCAACGCACCAGTATCCCCGGTAGCGTCAGAAGAATCGGTAGTGTCAGTTACATCTACAACACTAGAGAATGTCCCGGTAGTTCCCGCAACTGTTCCACCAACGAGAGATGTGCCGGTAACAGCCGTTCCAGTAACCGCAGCCGCTGACGCTCCACCAATGACTGCACCATCTATAGTTCCACCGTTGATGTCGATGGTGGTGACGATACCCATGTCAGCAACTGTGCGACTGGCGTTAGTCCAGTTACTTGACATAGAGGAAAGCGACAGCGCGCCAATCGTTACTGCGCCTGTGATGGTTAGGGTTGATCCGTCTGAGGACAGGTACTCACCACCCCTGTCATAGAAGTAAAGCTTGTCTACTATCCTTACGTCACCGTCTAAGACATCCAGTGCTGTATTAGCATCTTTACCTGTTATCTGTAGCACCTCTTCAGATGCGTCCCAAGTAAGACCATCTCCAGAAGTGTCAGAAGAGAACAGAGAGAAATCAAAACCAGCAGCATCTTCACCGACAGTTAGGGTTCCTGTAACCGTCATGTCTGTGACGTTTACTTTGTCACCAGCTTTTATCCACCGCTTGTTAGACCCGTAGGTAATCAAGACATCCATAGGGATTCGGGCAGCAGTTGAAGTTGTAATAGACCACTTACCATCGCTGTTGGTAGTAGTTGAAGCCTCAGCAGTAGTGCCACTTGTCTGGTCATCCGCGCTAACGTAGCCCTGAACTGTTGCGCCAGAGATGGCGTTACCAGCGTTGTCATATACGAACCCAGTTAGCGTCATCGCCATGATTATTTACCTGCCAAACCTTGATCGGTCTATTCCTGCTAAGGCATCTCCTACGATAGCCCTTGCATTATCTATCAAATCGTCCTCGTCAATAAAGATTAATTTTATTCCCAATGTTGCTAGGTACTCTCTGGTAAGCATATCTGATTGCCTTACCGCTGCACCTTTCTCGTAATGATAAAACACTCCCTGCACATTTATCGCTACGTTAGGCGGGTTATAAATTTCAAAGTCTATAACCCGTCCACCTTTTTCCTGCCTGCCTCCAGCCATTTGTGACTGGTAAGAAAAATCTATATTCGGCTTGAGTCCTAGTTTTAGTAACGCTTGCCAGCATAGATACTCAGGACCACTTCCTGCCCACCATTCAGGAGTGACAATCGTGTCAATGCTTTCAGCCATTACGTTTCAACCAACTGTATTTGTATCTGACCTCTTTCGTCATGTCCTGTAAATTCAAACCCAGAAGCACTTATCAAATCTACATAGTAAGACCTGTCGGAATCATTATCTTTATATGTAAACGGAACAAGTGTGTTGGTGTTAATAACAGTTGTTATGTTATCTAGTATTTGCTTAGGCGTTTTACTTCTAAATGTTTTCGCAGCATCTATGGTCACACTGAAACCATACTTAGGTGGAATCTTTTCTCTCCACCTTAGTTCTATTAAGTTTAGGTCAGGGCTAGATAAAACAGTGTCGCTGGTTAAAGTCGCCTTGAACTTAATAGATGCAAACTCAACACCTACTCCTGACGCAAAATCATAAGTGGTTGTGCCGTTAGTAGTAATTGTTCCAAGCGATGTATACGACTCATTAAAGTTCGTGGCATAAGAAATAGCTATATTTACATCAGTAGAACAAGTTGACGTAACGGCTCGTAAAGAAATAGCAGTCTTGTTACCAGCAGCATCGCCTCCGTCAAACCAAGGTGTCTCCATTGTTCCACTACCAGCGTACTGGAATGTTGAAATCTCATCAGGGTTTATTACATCAGGTGACAGGGCTGTCCAGTAAAGAGCATTTCCAACGCCAAACCACATCCGGTATTCGTTGTAAGCACTACCTACGTGAGCAGTCTCAAGACCTGTGTTGTCTGCACCAGTCCACTTTACTTCCCAAGCCACATCATTAAACCCCAAGATAGCTGAAGTCCCTGTCCCAGAAACAACGGTAGAGGCACCACCCATGCCTGAAGCCTGCCTGCCTGTGGCAAAGACGGTATAGCTTGTATCTATATCTGCGTTTACAAATGCAATCAAGTCATTATGGGTTCCAATTAGTTTAACGACCTGACCAGCATAAGCTTCTGGTATGCCGTGATCCCTGTCGAATCCAACAAGGCTTACTACCGCTGTGTTAGAACCTGTTTGATATTTGTAGATAGCATTACCAGCAGGGAAATAGATAGCGTCACGCCAAACAACTGTTCCCTTACCAGAGTTGGTATGGAACGGAAGCCTTAGTTCTGTTTCTTCCCAACGGTTGTTAGTTTCATCGAAAGCCCAAAGCCCTATCTTTGTACCTGCGTAAATAATTGGAGTACCCGCTGCATCTCTATATATAAACAAAGACGTAACGTAGCCATTTGGAAGAGGTAACGCACCCTTTTCTGTAGGGTTGGCAGTTGGTCCAGAAGCCCATTGCTTTAGAACCCCTTCGTTATCTATACCCCATAATTGCCCATGCCAAATAGTAAAGTATTCGACATTCCTAGTAGCCGAACCACTAACGTCCATGTCTGTAAACGTAGAGGCATCAGTCGTATAGGTATAACCAGATGACCCCCTAGCAAAGATCATGTAGTTAGCTGTGGTATCCCTAAAGACAATCGTTTCTTTTGTCGGATTAGTTAAGGTATCTAGGCTGGAAGACCACGCATCACTAGCGTTTAGATACTTGTAAACCTTGTTGTCGGAATGGACAACATATACATCTGTACTAGCACCAACAGTAAATTCGGTAATCGACTTTATAGTTCCAACAGCTTGTGTTGTGGCTGCGTTAGATTTTCTAGGCAGAAGGAGATGTCCCTTGAACCTAGTCTGACAATCAGACCACCACACCCTGTCAACGGTTCCGGGGTCTAACCCTCTGTTCCAGCCTATACCGCCACGAAAGTCGTTCTGTGTAAGGATAGAAGCCCTTGGATCGGCTCCTCGCTGAGTGTCACCGATAGTAAATCTGGGAGCAGCAATACTCACAAGGGTCTTACGAACCGGACCATTGATCTTGTACCGCTCGCTATTAAGCAGTATCTCGTTTTTCCCAACAACAGATGCCATTAGTCCACCATCTTTGTTCCGGGTCTAATCGCAGGAAGTGACCGCTCTGCCTGAGCAGCTATTCCTTCAAAGTACGCAGCCCTTCGGTCATTGTCATCAGGGTCTGTTGTGCGCCCTCTAGCAAGACTAAATAATGTTTTACTTGTGGCGCGAGCCACCACTAGGTCAGGGTCTATCTCACAAGCTGTAGAGTCACTACTTAGCAATGATGGAAGGTTGTACCCAATAAGGCGCACTAAACTGTAGCCAACTTCTTTTCTAGCTGACTCAGATAAAAATACTTTTCTGGCTTCTCTATCTACTCGGTAAGTACCAGACCACAACCTGTTGTATACAGCAGATTCTGTAGCGACCGCTTTGATGTCGTTGATCCAGATATATCTCGCACCAGTCGTTGCATACTTCAAACCAACAGAAATAATTGCATCGTCTTTTTCAGGGGTTGCCAAAGAAACCCGACAGTAAGTCCATGTCCGTGCGCTCAAGGCAGGAACGGCAAGGGTTTCTACTATAGTCCCAAGACTAGCTGCACTGCTTAGACATAGGGTTATGTTCCCTGCGCTGGTAGCAGTAGAGGATTTCATCCAGAACTCAACAGCGTCGTAGCCTCTAAGGTCTAAGCTTGATATTGCATGAGAAGTTAGTATGTCTCCTGAAGCTACCGTCCCACTATTTGTATCTGTCAGCAACCGTAAGGAAGCACCACCTGTCTTGAAGTCTTCAGTGTCTTTTACAACCGTGACGTTAGTATCTGTTTGCTCTGTCCATGCAATGTTAGCGTCTTGAATCTGCTCTCCAGAAAAATGATGACGATAATCTATCTGCGTGACCGCTACCATCGCTGAGGGAATGTCGTAACGACTATCTCTTATATGACCGTGGTTAGAAATATCTTCATTGATAACAAGCCCACGAGGAGTCCTTTGAGTTATTGCTTGGTTGATGAACTCATGGATTCGATCAGGTGGATACTCGGCGCGCCAGTATTCGTAGGTGTCATCAGATGACGTAGAACCTGCTGCTGGATTAAAGGTGAATGTACCCGTTGAACTGGTGTAGTCCGTTACTCGACGAATAACTCCGTCATTGGCTCCAGAAGTAAATATAATCCAGCCACCGTTATATTCGTCATCACCCCCCATAGTGCTGGCATCAACGATTGTTGTAGAACTTCCTGTTCCAGTAGCTGAACTTGCTGGCGATTGATCTAAATTTGCAGCAATAGACCGCCTGATCTGCTCTCTAGTCCTGCTTTGAAATGCAGCCACGATATACCTACCTGCTTAATCTACGCTTTCTTCTCCAGTCAGCTAAAGATTTTAGACCACCCTTTAGATCGTCTAATTTTTCCTTGCTAACCGTATGGGTTGCTTGTCGCTTTGCAAAAGCCTTTGCTTCTTGTTCAGCAACTTCTCGTTCTTTGTGAAGGAGTTCTTCTAACTGATGTCCTTCAAGCCTTGATGCTCCGGGTATGTAAACACTCTTTCCATACCCAACATCAAAGGTTTCTTCGGACGGTTGTCCGATCACACGTTCAATATCTTTAGAGAGGCTAACTTGGCGATGTCCTGCTTTTCTACCTGCGGATACAGGCAACCAAAGTTGTTGTTTTGCCAAGTTAGCCCCCTAATGATTAGTCGCGAATTGCGAGCATGACCCAGCCGTACTCGGTGTCAACTGAAACGACACCCATAGAAGTACCAAGAGGTCTTGTGTCCTCATTAGCTGAGGTATCCCAAAGGTCAAAAGCCCCTGATTCACCAGAAGCTTGGCTTACGCCAACAGCGTCGCCTACTACGAAAGTCGCTGCGCCAGATAGTACAGCAGCAGGACCAGCAGTTTGTACCCAACAGAAGTAATCTGCGGTTACAGGGATAGTAGTCACGCCTAATGGTCCGGTAGTCATAGTACCGTCACCGTCAACGATCTTTATATCCTTGTAAGGGTTATACATTAACCCAAGCTGCGTAGAAGTAGTGAAGGCAGTTCTGATACCGTCTGACTCATCAATTGTTACTTCCAACCCTGCTGCACTGGATACTGCGGTATTGGATTTAACCCTGTATACCTCACCTTGAGCAGCATTGTCGTTGATAAAAAGATAGCCATCTTTGTACTGGTCTTTGGTTACAGTAAGAGAAGTGGTTGTAGTTACCGTCAGCGAACCCGCTGCTAACGCAGCAGTAGCCAAGTCTCCATCATCCGCTCCAACCGCAGCAATACCATCTACTAACTGACCAGCAGTAGTAATAGCTGTGCCACTGTTTTCTGCGTAATAGAAAACTCTTCCATCAGGCGTTACCGCCCTTGTACCGAGTTTCTGCTTCTGAGAAGAAGTCTCTACTTTTTCCTGTCCGTACCCTAAATGTACGGTGAGTGGAAATGCCATTTTAATATCCCTCCTTGGGATAAGTTTTGAGCAGGTTCTAAGCCCTGCGATAGTCCGATGTTAAAGGCTCGGTCTATCGTTACACCTTTTTAGACTGCCCCGCCTTTTTCTTTACTCTTGATAAATCTAAAGAAGAAGTGTCTGTGTCTAGCTTACCTGATGCTATAGCTTCCGAAAAGGTTTCGACCTTCTCCTCTACTTTAATTTCAGGTTTAGATTCAGGGGGGCTTTCAACAAAGCCTCTAGATAAAAACTTTTGAAGAAAAGGTTTTGGTAAGTTTGGACATTCTTCCCAAACTTCCTCTCCTTCAACAACTGACTGTTTCCATAATGTGATTTTTTTTACACCACCTACGGACATTTCAATTCTATTTTGCCTAGAAACCATTATCAAAAACCCCCTTGAATTATTTGTTAAGCAGTTGCCGGGTTGCCAATTTCTTGTCGAGTTGAAGAACCACGGGTGTCATCAACTTCAAAGACTGCATAGTCTTCAGTAACAACAACCTCGTAGGCACGAAGCGAAGCATCTCGCTCACGCTCTTCTGAACGACCACTTGCGGACAAGTGACCCATTGCAGTTTTGTCAGCAATTACTCCGTAACCGGAATCCGTGGAGCCAATCTTGGCGATGTTTCCATCCTCAAAGAATGGGACACCAGAAATCTTAATGCCTGTCCAGTAATCCTTGACCGCTGGCTTGTTGAAAGCATCAGGAAGCGGGTAAGTAGCGAGAGTATTTCCTACGCCCGATGCCAGCTTCCAGATTGCATTAGGGTGGTGAACGACAAAAATATCGCTACCAAACTTATCTGATTTTGCAGTTGCAACAAGTGCAGATGCAAAAGCAAGAGTAAGGTTTGCACCATCAGCACCAAGAACAGTACCGCCATTCAAGGAAGGGAACAGGGCAATGATGTCATTGTCCTTCTTCCGAGCCATAGCGTCACCCATCTGGCGACCAATGATCTTGTATACATCTTCGTTGTTCTGTCGAAGAAGAGTGTCGGTAATAATTACCTTAAGACCAACTTCCGCTGTAGTTGCTGTAACAGTTGAGACATCAATGTCTTCACTGTCGATCATGTCTTGACCTTCAGCAAGGTCTTCAGCATCCATCTGAGCAACTTTAGGGATTTCTAGTTTGTAGTCACCCTTTTTTAGATTGAACTGCTCAATGAGTCCAACCATCGGAGCGTTATGCTCCTCTGTGTATCGTGCCTGTGCAAGCATGATACGAGACATGTTCTGGAGATTTCCAGATGTACTAGTCTGTACTGCCATGTTAATTTACCTCAATCAAAGATAGAAAAGCCTAACTTCTTAGAAGCTATCCTTGCCATCTCTGTAGTTATCGCAGAATCACCTGCGTTGTATCTATCTAAAACTTCTTCAGAATTAGTAGGAGCCACATCTGCTGCCGGGTTTGCATTGTTCAAACTTTGGGCTGGAGTAACTTGTTGTACTCTGCCTTCCAACTTTTTAATTGTTGCTAAAGCTTTTGCATGTTTTTCCATAGTTACAGGGTCAGGTAAGTCTTGTAACTCCGCATACGCAACTCCATATTGAGTTGCTAGTTCGTATGCTTTAGCAAGTTGAGTACGAGTATTTAACTCGGTCTGCATTTGCTGAGAATTACTAAGAACCTGATCTGCCTGCTGTTTAGCAAGATACGCTTCTTTTGCAAAAGAAGTTTGCTGTTGAGCCATTTGCGTTGCAACTACTTCATCCAACCCTTGATCTATAAGTTGTTGGTAATTTTTCTGGTAGTACGCATTTACTTCAGCCTCTAAATTAGAAGAGTTCTGAAGCTGCTCGGCTCTTTGGCGCGCTGCTCTTTCATTTCCTAGTTGCGTTTCCATCTCTGCTATTCGTTTATCGGTAGCAGATTGATACTTGCTTAACTCTGGATTAGGCGCAGGTGTAGATTCTAATTCTGTTTCAGTGTTGGCTTGAGGCTCAGGAGCAGGAGGAACCTCAATAGATGAGTCATCCGTTTCCGTTAAATCGTCAACGGGTTCTGGCGCAGGCGTTTCTGCTGGTGCAGGCGTTTCTACGCTCTCGTCAACTTTCAACGGGATTTCGGTAACTTCTACCGTAGATTCTGTTCCTAGATCGTTTGTCTCAGTAACCATGTTTCGCTCCAAAATATGACACCGTTAGATGGCACACTTAATGTTTAGGTTTTCAAATAATACGATACAGCGTTATTACGGGGCAAGTAATTCCCTTGTGCGTAAGACTGATTCAGGGGTATCTTCAACAACTGGTTGCCCAACTGATTGCTGTATTCCTGATGGCTGCTCTGGTGGAATCAATGCCTCAGAAGGAACAACCGCCCTTGCTGGCGCACCTCTTCCTTGACGAGCAGCATCAGACTTTTTGATCCTGTCTACTGTAGATTTCAACCCTGCTCGTTCTAACGCTTCTAAAAATCCTTGAGGTAAAGGAGTGTCGTTTGTATTGCGAATAATGTAATCAGCTTGTTGAGGGTAATCTCTTAGAACTTTATCCCGCAACATCTTCATTTTATCTGGCAAGTAACTGCCTGCTGCTGTTAATGATTTAGATGGAGCCTCGTGCCAAGCAGCAAGTGCCTGCGCTTCAAGGTCGTCATCCGCTATGACTTTATCTTTCCACTCAATATTAAGAGTTTCTTCTACCTGTTCTTTACGTTCTCGTGCATCGTCAATGATGTCAAAGTAATCATCTATAAAATCACGCTTGGTATATTCGCCACCGTCGCTGCGTTGCCCTGCGTAGAAAAAGAACATAGCTTCTTGAAGCTGAGAATCTCTTCGACGATTGATAATGTCAACTGTTGCAAAGAACCGTCTGAAAGGTTTACCAGTGGTAGCACTCTCAATCTCAAACTTTTCTAGTTCTGCAACAAGCGAGTCTTTGACATCGTTCTTTTCGTAAGGTTCAAGGTCTTCATAGTTATCAGCAGAAATCATCCCTGACCTAAACAAACCTCCTACGTGATCCTGCAAAATATCTGACCGGGAAAGAGGACTGCTTTGCTCACCGAGAAGTTCAAGACCTATTGAAAGCCCACCACCAAAAGCGTCTTTCGGATTACCTATTGAAGTTTCCTTGATAATGTTTGGCACTTCCTGAAGCGCAAACGGGATGTGACTTTCTGCTATGTACTCAGGAAGAGTTTCGCCAAATCGGGATTCGCCATATTGTTTGAAATTCATAAACTCAAATAAATCTCCAGCAATTGGAGAGGACAAATTGAGCCACGCATCTAATGCCTTCTGAGGTTCTTTCTCCCAACCAGCACCGCCTGACGCTAACATAAGCGCAGCCATTGATTTATAAGGACCAAAGATATTCCAGTCTCTAGGCGCACCAAGCTTTGTTAGCCTGACAGACATAAAGTTTGGATTCATTCTGCCATTTCTCATTAGCTGGAAATCTGTTTCCTGACCCAGAACTTCATTGGCTGCAACTGTAATAAGCGTACCCATTGATACCAATTTCATTACAGCCCTACGTGCAATCAACTGATCTGCGTCAATACTGTTCCTAATCCCATGATTGATATTTAGGTTCCGTCTAATCTGCCTGTCAAACGGAAGAGCGTCTATCATAAAGTCAACATCCATGCCCTTTGTTGCACGATGTAGAGTTTCAATTCTTGCCCTAAAGAATCTTGGTGCAAACAAAAGCATGTCACCATATACACCAGCTACTCCGTTTGGTGTCCAGCCAGTAATACCGTTTACACCATTCCCAATTTTGCGCGCTGTTCCATCTGCAACAAGTTCATCAAATGTCTTCCCAGACATCCTCATATATTCCATAATTTCTACACGGGCTTGCTGAAGTCGCAGCATGTCACCGAAGGCACCGAAAGCTTCGTTAGCCCTACGAATTAGAGGAAGTTTTCCTAATGTTCCAGTAATCCCTTCTGGTCGGAGAGTTACTTCTGTATCTACTCCACCATGCCTAATACCCATGCGGTCAATTATTTCGTGAGAACTTGGCGCGCCATCAGCTTGTGACTTTTTATCAAACTCCCTGATATTGTCTGCCATTGACTCACGTTGTAACTTCTTCCCTTTGCGTCCGGGCTTACCGATCAATGACTGAAGGTGGGCTTTATAAGCAGTAGCAAACTGGCGGGGGTGAGAAAACTGCCCCAACTTACCCTGAATACTGACACCAGAGTCATCTAATGTTGCACCTATTGCTCGTCTTATACTCTGGTAAGTACCTAGAAGGCGAAGGGTATCTGCCCCCCTGCCTGTCAGGGGTTTCATTCCTTGTCGTGTACGTCTGATCGTTTCAAGGTCAAGATCGTCGAACATAACTCTGTTATCTATACTTCTATACCCTGTATCTGTAGCAAGTTTTCTATCCTTGCTTCGCTGCGTTTTATTCCATTCCATGTCAGAGTTTAATTTTTCTAATCGTTTTTCAAGACTTACTATCTCCCGTTCAGATTGGGCGATCCTCTTCCTTGCTGTTTCGGACCTTTTTCCTGCTGCTTCCATTTCGCGCCTACGGGCATTTACTTGCACTCTAAATTTCTTAAATGCTTGCAATTCTTTTTCGGCTTTTTTGACGCTACTCTCCACTTGTTTTGGAAATATGTCATCTGCCCAATCTCTTTCCGCAAGTTTTACATCAACCGCTGCTGCACCTTCTGCTGCATCAGCAGCGTCCTCACGTTTACGCGCAGTGGCTAACAGCCCCTCTGATCTTTCTCGCAGTTTCTCTGATCGCCTTACAAATTTCTCGCCCTCACGTACTTCTCTTTCCGAAGCCCTTAATATTGCTGGAGTTGACCCTTTTAGTTGCTGAGATTCCAGACGTTGCGCTGCGTTGGCAAGTAACTCTTTCTGGTCTTTTTCAAACTTTACAAGACTATCTACTTGATCTTGGAAATGACTAGAGTGCATTTCTTTAATTTTTAATGTATGCGCCTTTTTATCAAAAGCTTTTTCAGCTTTCGTTATTGCTGCTCTTGCTTCTTTGTTTCTTAGCTTAAGAAAGTCCTGAACAGCCTTAGCGGTAGTAGCCTTTTCTAACTTATCCTTTAAGCGAGATAACTTGATCGTATAAGTATCAAATGCTTTAAATGCCCGAACATATGCTTGCTGCTCTTTTGAAAGAGCCTTTTCTTGTAAGGCTAACCTTCTTTTTTTAGCAGCTATTTTTGCACGAAGTGCTTGCGCTTCAACTATAAGGTCAATGCCCTTTAACTCTCTTGTAGTTAGAGCAATTCTCTCGCCAGTTATCGGGTCCACATAATTAAGAAGGAACTTGCCAAGCTGGTTATCAAGAATAGATTCATAAATTTCTGATGACCATTCACCCATCTCATCCCATATAGGTAGATACTGTTGTGGAGGCATTACCACTAACTCGCCAGTCTTAGGGTCAGGAACACTAACGCCCTTTAGCTTGCCAGTGTTAGGGTCAAGAACACCAAGCAATTCAGCTTGAGTGAATGGTTTGCCAGTCTCATGGTTCTCTATCCTTGCTTTTTCAAAACCCTCTTTTCTTGCTTTTCGTTGCTCGCTTTTTGCAAAGTTTTTAGTTTCTTGTGCAGTTGGACCACGAGAAATAAAGAAGCCTCCTTCGCCAAGTTCTGTTTTGTTTTTTAAATCAAACCCAAACTCTCCCAGATCAGCGGTTAGACCTTCTGCTCTTACACGCAAATGATCCATAACTGCTCTTTGATCAGCATTTAGGAAAGGACGATATGCTCCGTAGTCTTGAGCAAGATCAGCTATAGTTGGTCTTGGTTCTAATGGTGTCTCCTGACCATCTAATTTTCTTAAGCGAGGGTTGCTTCCAGCTACCTTGTCAGCAATGTTTTCAATCCTCATATCATCGGCACTAAACTCAAATACCCTGTTACCTCCAGCACCTACTTTGGTAAACTGCCCACGAATATCATTAGCTAATTGATTTGCTGCACTACTTATGCGGGGTGCTGCTGCCTTTATTGTTGCGCTTACAGCCATTCCCGGCAGGGTACTAGCGTTAAATCGGTCACTTTGTAATCTAGGCACTTTTCTAAGAATTGCTTTAGATTTTTCAACGGCTCTTCTAACAACATCAGGCGATACTATTTTCGGAATAAGGTCTTCGATAAGTCCGGGGGAACGACCGTAACCTTCAGGAAGTTCTACTGCCTTTGTTTGGTTTGCTTCAAACGCCTCGTCTACAACAGAAGGCTTGCCAGTAACAGGGCTTATATCAGGATCATCAATAAAATTAAAACTTAGCTGTTTAGGTTCAACAACAGCAGTGCCTGTGGCTGGAGTGATTGGTATATCTACAGGAGGGGGCTGTTCTCCTCGTGCTAACGCAGCATCTCTATCTCGTAAAGCAGAACGAGTTACGTCATCAATGTCTCCAAGCAACTTTGCCGATGACGGATCAAATAATACGATTTCTTGATGTGGGTAGCCAGATGGAGCGTAATCAAGAATAACGCTGTCAAACCCTCTCGCAGTTACAGCATCGGTCAAAGCCTGACCTGTAAGCGGTTCTGGCAACCCCAATGCTTTCTGAACCAAATTTTGTTTTGGTGTTGAAAGGTCGCCCTCTATCCGTAATGGAGATTTTGGATTTATAGACGCTTGGATTGTTCGTGTTTTAGTGCGTCCAATGTTCGGGTCTGTTGAAAAATAAACCCCGCGCCCAAGGAACCCTTCATCCGTAGAAGTGCCTGCAAGATTTATGTCAAATGCATCAAATGCATCTTGATCTGTCCCGTGGAATACACGTACAGGCTGACCAACTCCACCTGCCCCCCTAGCAGCAGCCTGCTTTGCAGCAGAGCCTGAAGGCATTACAGCCTTCGCTCCTCTTGTAGCAGCCTTTCCAGCACCTAGTGCGCCCTTTGCACCAAGCATCGCTATGTCTGCACCAAGAACATTCGCTGCGCTCGTAGCTGTCCTTCTAGCAAGACTTCCAGCAGCGGAGCCACCACCTGTTGCTATACCTATGCCAAGTTCAGGTAGAAGTTCAAATGCGCCCTTAACTCCAACATCTATTTCGTCCAGTCGTTTACCGCCGGGAAGAGGTATGCCCTGACCCGGAAGTGCGTTCCACGTAGTTGAAGGCAT